GTGGCAGTATACCAGCCTTTATAGGAGACTAACATGGCTATTCAACTCGTAAGAAATCAGCTCGTTGATTCGATTATTAACGTAGACAAACTACTTGACGGTGCAGTATCGTACGCGAAGATCAACTCTTCCGACATTGAGACTACACTTGTTGGTGGCTCAAGCAAACTTGCTTCTGCTGCTGCTATTAAAACTTATGTCGATGCACAAGTACCTGACAGCTTTTCAGGTGGTAATGGTATTGACATTGATACATCTGGAGATCCCGATGTAATCTCAGTTGATCTTGCTACCAATCCTGGTCTTCAGTTTACCAGTGCAAAACTTGATCTTAAACTTAAAGTAGAATCTGGTGGTAGTCTTACCAAAGATGCAGATGGTCTTTACATTGCTGACAGTGCAATCTCAAATGCCAAACTTGCAAACTCTACTATTTCTGGTGTTGCGCTTGGTGCTAACCTTAATAGCTTGAGTGCAGGAAACGGACTCAGCATGACAGCATACAATGGTTCTGCTGCTGTATCCGACCTTACTATTGATCTTGATGGTGCTACTCTTGCAGTAGGAGCATCTGGTATTAAGGTATCTGACGGTGGAATCGACACATTACAAATATCTGATGCAGCTGTAACTCCTGCAAAAGTTAGCTTTGTTCCACAACTTGATCCTCTTACAATCCAAGCAGCAACAGTTGCTTATGATCTTACAGAAGAAGTTCCTGATGTATTTCTTGCAGGTGTAATGGTATTTCGTAATGGTCTTCTTATCGAGCAAGTTCAAGGAACACCATCTGGAGTTGATCAGTACAGCGTTGCTACATCCGGTGGAACCACAACTGTTACTTTTGGTGCACAGCCTTCTACTTCTGACAACTACGTTGTACGTTACTGGGCGTAGTATTTTGTAAGTCCTTCCCCATTATAATGGGGAAGGCATTTTTTTTTATGGAGTAATCATGGACAAAGAGAAACTGATTAGTCTTATATTGGGGCAAGGTGGCGCAACAGTATTGGCATGTGTTGCGCTTTGGTATATTTCACAGTTGTATGTTGATCAGATTTCGACTATGATGGAAAGGTGCGATAGTGATAGAATCATGTATCAAGAGCACATGGAAAAGTTATCATCGAAGTTAGATGACATATCAAAAGATGTGAGAGTAATAAAGGATGCCCAAACAAATCAATAAAAAAGCTATGAGTTGTAACTCTCCTCGAGCATTGCGCAAGGGAGAAGCAGGTTATGGTAAGAAGAAGAAGGTAGTATTGGGGTGCAAATCCGGCAGACAAAAGCTCATTAAGTATGGAGCAAAGGGATACGAGCACAACTATTCTGATTCTGCAAAATCATCATTTCGCGCACGACACAAATGTTCAGAAAAAAAAGATCCTACGACAGCAGGTTACTGGGCTTGTAAAGATCTTTGGCCTGGTGGAAAGAAAACAAAAAGACCTGGTGCAAAGAAGAAGACAAGGAGATAAGATGGGTTGTGGGTGCAAAAATAATATGTCTAACAAATATGGAGGGACTATGTACGGAAAGAATAAAGGCGCAAAGTCTAGCAAGAAAGCGTATGCGACAATCAAGGTACGCAAAGGTGGAATGAAGAAGCCAGCTGCAAAAGGTTTTCGTGGCTACAGCTATCGAGAATACTAATGCCAAAGATTGAAATAACTCCTGCATCATGGGTGCAGATTTTTGCTTTGATTGGTAAGCTCGTAAACTATGCACAAGGTGGCTTTACTCAAACAGAGAAGGAAGAACTTGTAAAGGATCTTCTTGAAGTGTTGGGTGTATTGGCTGCTGACATTGGCGAGGACTTTGATGCCGAGAGGTAAACGCGCTATACGTAGAATCATACTCCATCACAGTGCCAGTCCACCATCCACAACGGTAGAAGACATTGACCGTTGGCATAAGGAACGTGGCTGGCGTGGTATTGGGTATCACTTTGTATGTCTTGAAGACGGTACGATTGCTACTGGAAGACATATCAATAAACGTGGTGCGCATACCAAAGGTGAGAACTACGATAGCATTGGCATCTGTGTAACTGGTAACTTTCAAGACTATCATTGCCCCAAACCTAGGTTTGATAAGTTGATGGCTTTTATTGGTGAGCTTATTGAAGAGCACAACTTGTCTTGGGACCATGTGTTTTATCACAAACAGTTTGCGAACACGTTATGTTGTGGTCATTTTCTTATTGAGCAGTTGAAGCAACACATGAAGGGAAGACGTGGTCAATGCTGAAGAAGTTTTTAAAGAATCATCTTGCACATGGCGAGCTGAAGAAGGTTGCTATACGTGCAGGTATCCACCAGAACAGTGTGTATGCGTGGGTAAAAGGGCGCAATCAACCATCGGTTGTGTCCTTGATATGGTTCTTCCGTGCTTTGTCTGAAATAAAAGACAAGGATTATATACTCTTATGGATAGAGTATTTGTTTACTTTGGAGGGTAGTAAGGATGCCAGTAAAGAAGTACAAGAGTGGTTACAAAGTGTCAGGTACAAAGACCAAGAAACCAATGACCAAGAAGAAAGCGATTAAACAACAGAAAGCAATCTACGCTAGGAAGAAAAGTGGCAAAAGATAGCTGTTACAAAAAGATTAAAAGCTCTTACAAGAAGTTCCCCAGCGCACGTGCAAGTCAGGCTATAGCCAAGTGTCGCAAAGATAAAGGACAGGTACGTAAGACAAGCAAGGGCAGCTCATTAAAGCGATGGGAGAAGGAGAAGTGGAAGGATACCAAGACAGGTAAACCTTGTGGTGCTGGTGGCAAGACAGAATACTGCCGGCCTACTAAAAAGGTATCTAGTAAAACTCCAAAGACTGCATCGCAAATCTCTCCAGCAAAGAAGCAAGCCAACATCCGAAGAAAGTCTCAGGGTAAGAGAGCTAAGAAAGCATAGGTGTGTTACATATAAATACACACACACTGGTGCATTATGATAAGGATTGGATCTGCGTTTTCAGGAATAGGTGGGTTTGAGCTGGGCCTTGAACGAGCAATACCCAACAGCAAAACAGTTTGGCAAGTCGAGCAAAATGATTTTTGTCAGAAGATACTGCGCAAGCATTGGCCTGATGCAAAGATATATGATGATGTACGAGAGGTGGGTGCACACAACCTGGAGCCAGTCGATATATTTTGTGCTGGTTTTCCATGTCAAGATATATCCGTAGCAGGAAAAGGAGAAGGATTAAATGGTACAAAGTCTGGTCTTTGGTGGGAATGTTTCCGACTCATTAGCGAGTTACGACCACGAATCATCGTGTTGGAGAACGTCTCAGCTATCACTTTTCGGGGAGGAAGAGAAGTGGTTGGGTCGCTTACCAGCATTGGGTATGACACGGAGTGGCAAGTTATATCAGCTCGGATGTTCGGTGCACCTCATATCCGCAAACGATGGTTCCTTGTCGGTTATGCTCCCAACACCAACAGCCAAAGCAAACCAGACTGCTCCCACATTTCGCAAACACTGGAAGGGAATACTACCGACACCAACAGTGAACGAAGCAAAGAACAATCCATCGACACCATCACAATGGGACAGAAACGACAGCCTGAATGTGGAAGCAGCAAAAGCAATCGGACATACAAAGGAAACTATTGGCAACGACATGCGCCTGAATCCCCAGTTTGTGGAGTGGATGATGGGATTCCCAACAGGATGGACAGACTTAGAGCTTTAGGCAATGCGATTGTTCCTCAGTGTTCGGAGTATATTGGCAGGTGTATTGTCGGTAGTGGCTTGCTATAGGTCGGGCAGGAAGGGTGCTTGCTTGTAGATCTCAGGTATCTTTGGTTCCATCATGCGCTGCTGGATGATATACATGTATTGGTCTTCGATGTCATCTCTTGTCGGTATCTGATCGACACACCCAATGTATCCGTGCACGGTCGAAGTCTTCAGGAACTTCACGCCTTCTGCTCTTGCGCGTGGAGCTTTGATGCGATGCATATACATTGACTTGACTGCAGCCACAAACATATCTCCGTTGTACCAGTAGTGCCGGCCTGTCGGTATGTCTACGTATACAATATAGTTTGGCACGTATACCAGGTACTCCGCATATCCCATCGTTGCTGTCTGTAGAATCTCAGCGAAGAATGTCGGGTATTTGTTCCCACAGTTAGCTGACTTGACTTCGATGGTTCGGATGTCGTTGCCTATCTCGAGCACGATGTCATACGGTGTTGCTTTGCTTTTTGGAAGGAAGGCTCGCTTGTAGCCTTGCATCATGAAGAGAGAAAAGAAAGACTCGCAGTGATTGTTGAGCATGTCAATCACTGCGAGTTCGGAGAGGAGTCCGGTCTTGAGAAGATTATGAAATGATGGGTTTGTCATCTTGTTCAGGGGAGTAGTACCACCCTGAACGATTGACACCATTTCTCCGACAACGCTTGCCATTGTTCTGTAGTTCACAGCCTAGCTGCGTGAGAAGAGACGGGTAGAAGTTAGGATAGGATACAGGTTTGATTGTACGTGCACCATACACTGCTTCAATCATATCAGATATGACGAAGTACTGTCCAGCGTTCTCGTCAACAAACTCCTGAATAAGTGTGTCATGGATACCAACCACAGTGTGTGTCTCATTCTTTTCGCGTGACATTTTCTGCTCTTGCGGTGTCAACCACCATTGTTCTCCAGACTTGTATGCAGCCACAGCTTCGGCCCAAAGTTGGTCACGCTCGCTGATCAGTTCATTCTCATCGAATGCCATGTAGTCTTCTTGACCATGACACTTGATATACCAGTATCTTCTCGAACCTGTTCTGTCCTTGAAGATTGCAACGTCTTCATCATTGGCTGATCCCCAGAACAAAGAGGAACGTTTCACCTTCACCTCGTACTTGTCATACGCACGTCTGAATGTATCGGTGTCATCGGATAGGAAGTTCTTGATTGTGTTCGCATCCTTCTTTGCCATTGCAGATAGTTCAGCCATCTCATGTATCCATGCTGTGCGCAGGATAGACTGACCATCTTTGTGTCCGATGTTGATAGGGCTACTGTTGTACCATGAGTAGCCAGTGATAGGACAGCAGCCAGCCATAATCTTGATGAAGGTTCCCTTGCCATGTCCTTGTGGGGCATTGATAACTGGCATGGTATCTACCTTGCAACCTGGATCAATCGCACGGGCCACAGCAGCGATCATCCATTTGCGTGAGTATATCTGATTGAGTTTGGTATCGTCACACTTCAGGTACTTGTGCAGCGTGTTATGGATGCGGCTTTTCCCATCCCATTGCAGTCCTTCAAGATAGTCCACAAGAGGATTGACTTGCCTGTG